TTGTGAATTAGTGGATACACCTTTCACATTATTTAAAGTATCTGTTAATTGTTCAGCTCTATTAACATTCTGCATACTTGGTGGATTTGGATTTGTTATAGGTTTAACTGCCATTATTTTTTATTCCTTAATGCTCTTAACTTATCTAATTTATTATTAACTTTACCTTCCACTACCTTATCAACTGTTACTTGATTCTCATCTAATTTATTGATATAAATTTCTTTTTTAATATCCACTTCAATTGGAGCTATTCCACTATCATCATATATATTCGCTCCCCTATTTATGTTAGTTTTAGATAACCTTTTTACAAGTTTATCCATAAAAACATCAACATCTATATTACCATTAGGTTCACGATAATATGTATGTGTACTTTTTGGTATTGAGTTTGGTACAGGTTTTACCTTTTTTTCTATAGGTTTCTGACCACCTTCAATTTTCATAAATTTTTGACCCGTTTTTAATGGTTGAACAGACATTATCGTTTCCTCTCTTCAAGATTGATGGAGGATAATCTAATTCTATTTGCAACAGCTTTCACCTGATGACTATATTCCGGATTACCAGCTAATAGTTGAGGTTCATGTACTGAATTTAATTCATAATATGTTCCATTCCAATCTGCTATATCACCAATTTCTGGATAAAAATCTGAACCACTTAATGAATTATTATGAAAATATAATTCTATATTTGAATTCGTATCAGAACCCCATTCTGCTAATTCCGTAGTAGGTTCTTCAAAATTTATAAGACAATGAACTCTAAATCCTTTTTCAAATGTTTTTTCACCACTATTAGCAGCTTCCCCATATAAATTTGCTTCTGTTTCATTTGTTGATACTTTGTATATGTCCACAGTCTGTCCAATGAGTTCATCAATTAATTCCTCGTTCAACGCGTCTATCATTTGAACTTCTTTTCGTGGTACAAAAAATGGTGTTCCCATCTATTATCTCCTATCCTAGATAAATGCCCAGCGGGGCTTTATTCAATACTTGTTGATGTGCATCCGCTACCTCTTGTTCAGCAACTGCCTTTTCCTTTAAGGTAACCGATTCTAAAAATATATTTAACTCTTCAAGTAATTGAACCTTTTCTTCTCTTCCTTCCGTTTTTAAAGCTTCACCATCCATAGTCACCTCACCATTTGGAAGTGGCATAGATGCATACTTACTTCTAATAATACCAAGAAGTTCTTTTGACAAAGCCAATGTATATTTTCTAATCCATTGTCTTCCCGCTGAATTTATACTATTATATGGTATAAATTTATATGGTGCATTACTCGGATCTGATACTTTATTAGCTTGATAAGATTGAGTAAGTGCGTTTGCTTCCTTTCGTAAGGTAAATTGAAACCATACTTTATTTCCATCATCATTTTTATCTGGAGCTGGAAATATTCTCACTTTATTATTATTCAATTCAAATGAATAATTTGATTTTCTAATTCTGTCACTCGTTTCTATAGCCTGTGCTCTTAATACATCAAAATTTATAGGTTTCATTATAAATGTTGTTGCAGGAGAATAATTGGCAAATCCAAATTCATCCAACATCATTCTCTGATCAAATGAACCTATAAAAGGATCATAATGTCTCGAAATAGCTGCAGGTCCATAATTAAATACATTATGTACGACTATCCTCTCTTCTCCTGTCGTAGCAGTTCCATACTCTATACCATCATCACC